ATGCCACTCAACGAAGCGCCATCGATGGCAGTCGCAGATTCACGCGCCCGAGCAGAAGTGCTCGACAAATTGGTGGCAAGCGGCGTACCGCTGGACCAGGCGCGAAAGATCGCGGGAATTTAGCAGATGGCAGTGCGAGCCTATCGCGTGACCGTAGCGACGACCGCAACGGTCGTCAGCGCGGCGACGCCCACACCGCGCACGGTTATCATTGGCGGAGCTGGTCTCGCGCAGATCGACTTTGGCGGCGAAGGGGTGACGCACGGAACAGGAATTCAAGGCGACCACATCGATCAACTTGAAATCAGACTCGACGCAGACTCGGTGCTTTACGGCGTAGTCCAAAGCGGCACGCAGGTATGCCAAGTGCTCGAAATAAGGCAGTAAAGGGGAATCCATGAGCTACATCATCGTCGACGTCGACGGCACCCTGACGACCAGCGACGGCAGCGACGCACCAAACACAGCGATCATCGAGCGACTGAACGAAGCGGTCATGAGCGGAGACGCGCAAATCATCATCATCAGCGCGCGCAACGTTGACCGGCTGCAAGAGACCCGCGCCTGGCTTCAGGAACACGGAATCGCGGGAATCGAGGAAGTGCACCTCTCGGACTTCCCAGAGGGACCAAACGCAGGAAACGCATTCAAGGCATATAAGGCGGCGAAGCTCCTCGAGGAAGGCAAGGAAATCGACCTCGCTATCGACAACGATGCCGGCGCCCGCGCTGCCTACCAGGAACTCGGCATCCGAGCGATTACGCCCGAGCAGGCGGTCAGCGACGGGATCGGTGAGACCAGCAGCGACGAAGGCGACGACCAAGCGGAAAGCGCACCAGAGGAACAGGCACCAGCAGACCAGCGCGCGATCGTTGACGTGCCCGCATACGTCAGCGCGGCAGCAGCGAAGGGGCTGGAATACCACAGCGAAGGCAAGGCGGGAGACGGGCTCCAACCGGCAACCGTGCGCGAAGCGCGCCAGCTCGCAGACGGCAAGGCAGACACGGAGAAAGTGCTTCGTCTGCGCGCCTGGATTGCCAGACACCGGGGCGACTGGGAAGGCAACCCAGACAACAGCGACCCACAGGCGGAAGGCTTCCCGGGAGCGGGCGCGGTGGCGGCATACCTCTGGGGCGTCGACCCCACCCGCGCAGACGGAGCAGACAAAGTCCTACAATGGGCGACTAGAATCATCGAAGGCGAGGAAGCGCCGGCAGAGCGCGCAGCGGCGCAACCGCAACGAAAGGGAAAGAGCATGGCAATCGAGTACAGGGCGACAACCGGATCAATGGCGGCAAGTGACGACGGCTTCACCTACACGGGCTACATCGCCCTATTTGACGAACCATCGAGCCCCGCGCTGGGCTTCACCGAAATCATCAAGCGCGGCGCTTTCTCGAAGTCGATCGCAGCGACGCAACAGGGCACCTGGGAAGTGAAGGCATACCAGGATCACAATCCGTCCCTGTTCCTCGGGACGACAAAGACCGGCACGCTGACTCTGCAAGAGGATGAGCGCGGGCTCAAGGCACAGGTTCAGCTCAACCCAGACGTCACCTACGCGGCAGACCTCGCGGCAAACTTGAAGCGGGACGGCGCCAGCTTCGGCGCCAGCTTCGGCTTTAGCATTCCAGCAAAGGGGGACCAGTGGAGCGCAGACGGGACGACCCGCGAATTGCTCAACTGCCGCCTCGTCGAGTGCTCGATCCTCACCGGCATGCAACCCGCCTACCCGTCAACCGTCGGGCTTGGAGCGGTTCGAGCTTTGGCAGAGCGAATGGACACGGAGCCAGGCGCGCTGCGGGACGCCATCGATTCATTAATGAACGGAACCACAGACGTAGACAACCTGCGCCTATTGCGCGCTATTATTGAAAGAGCACACGGGGCGATCGCGGAGCCAGAGCCCGAGCCAGAGCCAAGCGAAAGCGTGGCGATGGAACAGGTCGAGGTTCCAGCATCGATCCGCGAGCTTCAGCTTCGGCTCATGAGAGCCAAGCGTTAACTGAACCGCGAGCGCCGGCACGAGGGCAACTGCACCACTGCTGAAGGCGGCACCGGGGAAGGCAAACAAAACAAAGGCAAGAAAGAAAGGAACACAAACATGGCAACCGATAAAGTAGTCAAGGGACTGCTCGAGTCGCGCGCTTCCGACTGGGAGCGAGCGAAGGAACTTCTCACCCGCGCACAGGATGAGAAGCGAGAGCTGACCGCCGAGGAGAATGTCGACTTTGACAAGATCATGGGCGCGATGTCCGACAAGGACGCAAAGGCACAGCAGATCAGCGAAGCTGAGGAGCGCGCAACCCGCGTCGACTCACTCCGCGCAAAGTACGAAGTCAAGGCGCACGAAATCGCCAAGACCGACACGGACGCTGCGTCCGAGCTTCGCGCAATCGCCTCGGGCGAGAAGCGCGATGCACAGATCGCACTGCGCGCGCTCGTTAAGGGCGACGCAACCGTTCGAAAGGGCTTCGCTGACTTCGTCGTCGAGTACCTGACGAGCGTCGCACCGGTTTACGATGTGGCGCGCAAGCTCCGCACCACGAACGGTGAGGACATCGTCGTTCCACGCGTGACCGCAAATCAGAGCGCGGCATGGGTGGCTGAAGGCGGCACGATCACCGCTGCCGATCCAACGATCGGAAGCGTGACCCTGGGCGCCTACAAGCTGGCAAGCTTGACCCTTCTGAGCTCGGAGCTTGCTGCTGATGCCGCATTCCCGATCGAGGAATATGTGGGTCGCGCAGCCGGTCGACAGATCGCCTACGTAGCTGGCTCAGCGTTCACGCTGGGAACCGGCACCGTGCAGCCAACCGGATTCGTGACTGCGGCAACAACCGCTGGCGCGCTTTCGACGGCGACGGGTTCGGCTTTCTTCAACGCTCCGGATATCTTGACGTTGATCTACGCGCTCGAGCCTTCATATCGCAACCAGGACACGGTCGTGTTTGCGTCGACGTCGGCAGTCGCAAAGATTCGCAAGTTCCAGGACACCACGGGTCAATTCATCTTCCAGCCGGGCATTGACGGTCCAGGTTCAGACAGGATCGCGGGCTACCGCTTCCTCGAGAACGTGAACCTCGCTGCCGCCGGCAGCGCATCGAAGTCGGTTGCGGTCCTTCACGGACCGTCCTACATCGTGCGCGAAGTTGGATCGATCAACGTGGCACGTTCCAGTGATCGCTACTTCGAGACCGACCAGGTCGCGCTGCGCACGCTTTACCGCGTCGACGGCAACCTGCTCGACACGAACGCGGTCCGCGTTCTCGTCAGCGCGAACAGCTGATGAACAGCGCCCGATAGGGCGCGACGGATTCACCCAGGGGCTCTCGCCCCTGGGTGGAGACGACCGGGGGAAAGAGGAAGGGGGAACACATGAAGCTCGCAATTTTCAGCAATGCACCGTGGACCGGAACGGGATACGGCACACAGGTGGCAGAGCTCGCGCCACGCCTCAAGGCACAGGGACACGATGTGGCGGTCGTCGCAAACTACGGGCTCGCCGGATCGGTTCTCGATTGGAACGGAATCCCAGTATTGCCACAGGGATACGACGGCTGGAGCAATGACATCGCAGGCGCCCACATTCGCAACTACGTGCAAGAGCAGGGCTGGGGGATCACCCTCTACGACGTTTGGACCATCAAGGGACCCCTCTGGGATGACTGCAAGCTCGCAGCATGGGTGCCGATCGATCACGATCCCTGCCCGGAACCGGTGGCGCAGTGGTTCAAGGAAGGAAAGAGCCCACGGATTCCGATCGCCATGTCCAAATTCGGCAAGGCGCGCCTCGAGGCAGAGGGGCTGAAGGATGTCCACTACGCCCCGCACGCAATCAACACGCGCCTCTTTTCACCAGAGGGACCAAACTTCAGACGCAACCTCGGCATCCCCGAAAGCGGCGTGCACGTGACGGTCGTCAACGCGGCAAACAAAGGGCTGCCACCGCGCAAGAGCTGGGGGGAATTGCTGCAGGCATGGGGAGCCTTTGCGCAACGCCACAGCGACGCCTGGCTTTACCTGCACACGGAGAGCATGGGGCTGGCAAGCGGCGTGAATATTATCAGGCTGCTGAAGGCAACGAACTGCCCGCTGGACCGGGTGCGAATCGTTCCGCAATACCAGTACCGCGCAGGAATTCCAACAGAGGAAATGCCCCAGGTTTATCGCATGGGGAGCGTTTTACTTTCACCCAGCAGAGGGGAAGGATTCGGGATACCCGTTATCGAAGCGCAGAGCTGCGGGCTCCCGGTCATCACAAATAACTGGACAGCGCAACCCGAGCTCACAGACGCGGGGAGCGGCTGGCTCGTTGAAGGGCAACCCGAGTGGGACGAAGGCATGGCTTCATGGTTCAGCGCCCCGAGGGTCGACTCGATCGTGGCGGCGCTTGAGGCTTCCTACGCCTCCAACGGGGACCAGGGGCGAGCGCAGAGCGCCCGCAAATTCGCGGAGCAGTACGACAGCGGAACCATTTTCGAGAGCCACTGGCTGCCTATTTTGGCAGACTTGGAGCAGCGCCTGACGCCACCGCTCAACCGGGAGCAGCGGCGGGACACCAGGCGCGCAGCATTGAAGGGGGGAAAGCGATGAGCCAGATCACGGTCATAACGGCGAGCCTGCCCGAGCGGGCTGACCTTTTGCGAGACGCCATGCAATCGGTCCGAGCACAGACGCACCTACCGGCAGACCACCTCGTCGGCATCGATTACCAGCGCATCGGGGGAGCCCGAGTGCGCAACGCTTTGGTGGCAGCGACGACGACCCCGTGGGTTCAGATTCTCGACGACGACGACCTGCTTATGCCAGAGCACCTCGCGGCGCTCGCAGCGAAGGCAGACGCAACCGGGGCAGACATCGTCTACAGCTACTGCAGCGTTGAAGGCGACGACACCTTCAACCTTTACAACAGACCATACGACCGCGAGACGCTGCGGAACCTTTCGATCGTTTCGCATAACGCGCTGGTTCGAACCGAGCTGCTCCTCGACCTCGGCGGATGGCTCGAGGAACCGGGATACGACTGGAAACTTTGGAACAGAGCGGCAGACGCGGGCGCCAAATTCGCATGCCTCGAGGAACGCACCTGGCACTACCGGCTCAACCCGACATGGCGCCACGAGAGCAGACCCTGGACCGGGCAGTAATCCTCGCAGCGGGGCGCGCAACGCGCCTCGGGGGAAGGAACAAACTTCTGGTCAAAGCGGCGGGCAGACCAGTCGCGGATTACCACGCGCAGACGCTGGCAGGCTACGAGACGACCGCAATCGTTCGATATGAGGAACGAGAGCGAGTGCGCAGCGAAGCTCCGTGGCTGCACGCGGTCATAGGCGACAACCGGGGCGGGGGACCAGTCGGCGCGCTGACCGCATACTTCGAGAGCGATCACTTCAAGCGGGACAGACCGCTGCTGGTCGTTTACGGCGACACCTTGCTTGACGAAATCCCAGAGCGACCAGGCTCCTGGGTTGGAGTCGCAGCAGCGCCCACACGGACCTGGGACTTCCATGACGGCATCGAGTGGACCAGAGGAACACCCACGGCGCTCGTTTGCGTGGGGCTTTACCGGTTCGACAGACCAGACATCCTCGAGCACATCGCCCACCAGCTCAGGGAGCGGGCGCTACTTCAAGGCAAGGCAGAGACGCACATGGCAGAGGCGCTGCGCTACTATGCAGACCAAAGGCGCCTGCCCGCACAGCGGGTGCACGGTTGGCGAGACGCGGGGGACGACGAAGCGCTGGCAAAGCTCGAAAGGGAGACACCATAAATGGCGATCACAAACGGCTACCTGACCAGGAACGAACTCAAGGCGGCGCTGGCAATTGGCACCGCAGACACCGCAGACGACACGCTGCTCGACGAAATCGTCAACACGGCGAGCAGGCTCGTTGATCAGTACACCGGGCAATTCTTCTACGCCATCACAGGCGGAACGGCAACCTTCACACCCGAGACTTACTACACCGTGAACACGCTGCCGTTCACCAGCGTGACCACGCTCAAAACGGATGAGGATGGCGACGGCATCTATGAAGTGACATGGAGCGCAACGGACTACCAGGCGCTCCCAAGCAACGCCCCGCTTTTCACGGAGCCATTCACAAAAATCGAAGTGCGCCCAACAGGGACGAAAGCGTTTCCAATCAACCTCACGTCGTCCGTGCAGATCATCGGCAACCTGGGCTGGAGCGCCTGCCCAAGCGAAGTAGCACAGGCAACCACGATCCAGGCAACGACCATCTACGAGTCGAGAAAAACTCCGTTTGGTATCGCTGGGGCGACAGAGACGGGAGTGATCCGCATGACCAGTCGGCTGCACCCCGAAGCGCAACTGCTGCTCGACGGCTACCGGCTGCACAATGGAATGATCGGATAAATGGACGACGCGGCAATCGCAGCAGCGCTCGCAGCTCGAGGGACGGCAGTAAGCGCGCCCAGTGGCTACGCCTCGATTCGAGTCGCGCACGCCTTCCCGGTTGAAGCGCTCAGCGCAACACCGGCGCTGGTCGTTTTCAGCGGAGCAGACCAGATCGAATACGGCGGTCAGACACGGCGCACAGTGCTGGCGCACGCGGTCAGGGTTTACCTTGACCCCATCGCAGACATCAAGCGACGGAGCCAGGCGCTCGCTGCCTACCGCACATGGGGCAGGAACCTATACAATGGCACCGTGACGCTTGGCGGATTGGTCGACATGACCAGCGTGACAGCGACAACGATCGGCACAGAGACGATCGGGGGCGTAGACTACATGGTGGTCGAGCTCACGGTTGAGACAACAAAGCAAGAAGCGCTCAGCTTCACCGCATAAAACAAAGGGGACAACACATGGCAAACGGAACGCTCCTATTCGCAAAGGTCGTCGCAAAGGCTGAGAGCAGCTACGCGGGCGGAACGGACAGCAACCTGAGCTCCGGCGCGCGACGTTTGACCGTCGCACCCACCGGCGTCATCAGCCTCGGGCGCGAATACGACACCGGCGCAGACCGCACCGTTGGCATTCGCACACCGGTGATCGGCAACCGCGTAACGCAGACGGCAGAGAATCCAGAAATCAGCATCGACGCACCAGCGGTGACGACAGACGACCTCGCAATCTGGCTCAGCGCCATCGAGAAAACGGCAGGCGGAACGCCCACCGGCACAGCGGCACCGTACACGTGGACCCGCGCAATCGGGCTGACCAGCTCGACGAACGCGCCGGCGAGCCTTCACGCAATCGTGGCAGACGGCAACCAAAGCTACTACGTCAACGGCATCCTTCCAACGTCGATCACCATCGGCGCAGAGGCAAGCGGACTGACGACGCTGAGCGGGTCGTTCTTTGCCAAGAGCGTTGCTAAAACTTCAGTCGCACCAGACGACACGCTGCCATCAAGCGCAAACGCGCTGGCGGGGCGCCTTTGGCAATTGAGCTATGGAACGGCGTTCCTCAGCGCAGGCACCAGCGGCGGAACAGCGTTCTCGCACCTTTACAGCTGGAGCCTTGAAATCACGTCCGGCTTTACGCCAATCAACGCACAGGCGGGTGCATTGACGCTGGCTGACTACAACCAATTCGGCGCCGGCTTCGGCGGGACGCTGACGGTGACGGTTGCCAGCAACACCACAGCGGTGGCGCAACTATTCGATAAGTTGGCGAGCCAGACGTTCTGGCGCCTGCATTGGCAGAACAGCGGCAACACGGAAAGCGCAGACATTCTCGTAAGCGCAGTGCCCACCAGCGTCACACCGATCAGCGGCGACCAGGATGGGATCACCACCTACGAGGTCGAGCTTGCGCTCGCCTACGACGCCACCAGCGGCAAAGTCCTGGAATACCAGGTCAAGAATGGACTGAGCGCGCTCCCATAAGGGAACGCGGAAAGGGGGAACGATGAACGCAATCGCAAAGAGAACAGCGCGCACGGTTCGAATCGAGTGCACCGGGCACAACGAAGGAACGTATTTCGTCGCACGCCTCGACTTCCCCGCTCGGCTCCTTGTGGAGCTTCAGAGCGGGGACTTCGAGCGGCAGCTGGAAGCGTTCCAAAAAATCGTGACGGAGCACAATGCAACAGACGAAGCGGGCGCGAAGGCGGTCGACTTCCTCGACGTCGATCCGTTCAGCGCAGTGCAGGAAGCGCTCGAGGTCTGGGGCGCCGAGCTGGGAAAATCGATCCAGCGGTCAGGGCAAGCGCCCGGCGCATAGCACACGGGCAACCTACCGCTCCACCATACGACGTGGTGGCAATATTGCTGGGAAAGAGCTTCGGCGTTTTGCCGAGCGCAATCGACGCGGCAAGCGCGCGGGATGTCCTACGATGGTGGCAATTGCTCAACGACCTGGAGCCACCACAGCGAAAGGGATAAACGACATGGCAAAGAGCGCGCTCGAGCTTGAAATCCAGGGCGACGTCAAGAAAGAGACAAAGAAACTCGCTGACACATTCCTCAATACCCTCGGCTGGAAGGGCATCCGCAAACTTGAGCGCTTCGCAACGCTGAACGGAGCACGAGCGATTCAACCGGATGTCCGAGCAGCAGCGCCACGCAGATCAGGAAAGCTCGCAAAGTACGTGAAGGCGCGCAGATCGCGCTACACCCCAGGCGGCGCGATGGTCGGTCCGCAACAGGGGAAGGACAAAGCGTGGTATGCGAAGTTCGTTGTTTACGGCACGAAGGCGCACGTTCAGAGCCCGCGAGACCAGGGACCAGGCTGGCTCGTTTTTGACCAGCAGGTCGTCAGCGCAGTCAACCATCCCGGCGCAAAGGGAGACAATTTCGTGGCAGAGACAGCGGAGCGGAACATCGGCAAAGTGAGAAACGCCTTCGAAGCGACCATCGGCAAGCTCATCGAGGATGAAGCGTTCAGGAACAAAGTGCTCGGCTTCCACGCGGAATACGTGCGCGCCTACAATGTCCGCACAGGGCGCAGCACAGAGTAGGCGAAGGAGAGCACAGTGGCAGGCAAGGCATCGGTCAACTTCACAATTGCGGCAACAGATGCCGCCTCCGGCGCCATTGGCAAAGTAAACAAATCCCTCGGCGGGCTATCGAAGGCGGGGCAGACCGCGAAAGTGGCAATGGGCGCTGTCGCAGCTGCGACAGCGGCGCTCGCTGGCATTGCGATCGCGGCGGCAGTTTCAGCAGCGAAGGATGAGAGAGACACCATCCGGCTCAACGCGGCGCTGAAGGCGCGCGGGCTTTTGACTGCAGACTTGACGAAGGGAATCACAGACCAGATCAAGTCGATGGCAACGCTCGGCTTCACAGACGACCAGGTGCGCGCAGGCATCGAAGTGGGCTCCCGCTTCTTCAAGGACCGCGCAACCATCCTGGAAGCAAACGCAACGGCGGCAAACATCGCGGCAGTGACCGGCATGACGCTCGAGGAAGCGATGATGACCCTGGGCAAGGCAACGAAGGGGCAGACGCGCGGGCTCAAGGCGCTCGGCATTGAAGTCAAGAAAGGCGCAACCGCGCAGGATATCCTCACAGCGGCAAACGCGAAGTACGCTGGAACAGCGACAGAAATCGCAAACTCCACCAGCGGCAAATTCGCAGCTGCGCAAATCCAAATGAATGAAGCGTTCGAGAAGCTCGGCTATAAGTTGCTCCCGATCGCAAACAAAGCGCTCTCGTTCCTCAGCGAGAAAATCATTCCGGCGATTGAAGCGGCGTTCGACACGCTCGGACCAATCATCGAAAGCATCGCGCGATTCTTTGAACAAACGCTGGCACCAGCGATCGGTGACGTTTCATCCTCGGTTGGCGAGAGCCTGACCCCAGCGCTCAAAGAGCTCGAGAAAGTCGGCAAACCGCTGATCGCATTCCTCAAACGAACAGCGGAGAACGCAGTCAAAGTTATTGGACCATTTGTCGAAATCGGCAAAACGCTCGTTCAAAATCTGAGCCCGATCATCGGCACGCTTGCCGCGTTCTTTGTCGAGCGCTTGCTTCCAGCAATGCAGCAAATCCAGGACGCAGTCGTGACGAACCTGCTCCCACCTTTGACGCGCCTGGGCAAATTCATCGCGGAACAAATCGCACCACGCATCGCGCAGCTCGTCTCGTTCCTCGCAGAGAAACTCGGACCAGTTATCACCACCGTGGCAAACGTCATCAGCACATCAATCCTGCCAGTGCTCGGAGCGCTTGCCGGATTTGTCGTTGACGTTGTGCTTCCAGCAATTCTCGCGCTCGTCGATTTCCTCAGCGGACCGCTTGGCGTCGCAATCGGAATCGTCGCTGGCATCTTTGATGTTTTCGCAAAGGCGATCGGGTTCGTCTTTGACCTTTTCGGACAATTCATCAAAATGGTCACGGACTCGCCACTCTTCAAAATTGCTGAAGCGATCGGCGGCATCATCGGAAATCTTTTCGGCGGCGGCGACAAACCAAAGCCTGCTCCAGCTGGCACCAGCGGCGGCGCGATGTTCCCAGGCTTGGCGAGCGTAGGTGGAAGGGCACCGGGGACGACACCGGCACCACAGGTCAGCGTCGCGGTCACGCTCGACGGCAAGAAAGTCGCAGACAGCGTCGACACCAGGATCGGTCGACTGGCTGGAGTTTCAGCAGGGGGGCGATAACAGATGCCGGGACCGTTCACGCTGACGATCGACGGCACGGATTACTTCGCTGCCTTTAGCGGGGGAAGCGCAACGACGCCATACATCGTGCCAGAGTCAATCTCGCTGACCGCTGAGGCAGACGGGGGCGGAGCGGCGCTCAGCTTCGAAGTGCACCAGGAAGCGACACCAGGCGGGACCCCGTGGTTCCGATCGATCACGGACAACGCAGTGGTGAAATTCACAGACACCACGCTGACCAGCGGCGTACTTTTCTCCGGCTACATTACGACCATCGACAGCTCAGTGAACGAAGGCGGGCAAGGAACACGCAGCTCGGTGAATTGCTCAGACCCCAACACGCTGCTCGATAAAATCTTGATCTACAAGGGAGCAGGAACCCTGGCGGGAGTGAAGGGAGCGACCACTTCAACGATCACAATCGCCAGCGGCAAAACGGACAAAGCGATTATCACCACCATCCTGGCGAATGCGCAGACGCGCTGGGGGACCACAGCAGGCACCGCGCTATTCGATGCGAGCAGCGTGGCAACCGTGACATCGACCGCCACCATCAACGAAAAAGTGAGCATCCCGCTGGGCACCCTTCGATCGGCGCTGCAGACCGTGCTCGAGCTGGCACAGGCAACAGACGGCATCGCCCGGCGCTTTTACGTGAACACTTCCACCAGGCGCCTCGTTTACGGCAAGGCGCCGGCGACTTCGAGCTTTGCCACCGCGCCCTTCGAAGTGGTGACGACCGCAACGGACAACCCAGCAGGGGGGACCGCAACGGCGAGCACCCTGCAGGTTCGGGACCTGACGACCAGCTCAGACCATGACCAGGTCCGCAAAGTGGTGGTCATTGCCACGGCAGACAGCAACGCAGACCGGGACACAGACGCAGACCCATACGTGCGCACCTACACCGGGGTGGGCTTTGCGGCGCGGAGCGGGCTGACGACCTTTGAAGTGCTCGACGCGGCAACGATCACCGCAAAGAATCGCACCACCGCGCTGACGAACACAGCGAAGGCATACTTTACAGAGCGCCGGCTGCCACAGGAAACGGTCACCTTCACCGTTCGAGGGAACGGAACGGCAAGCGGGCAGACCTACGGCTTCGGCGCAGGAACGGCGCAGACGGGCACGGCGAGCTGGGCATTTGTGGACCGCTGGGAGCCAGGGCAGCAGGTGAAAATTACAGCAGACCAGCTCGGACTTTCCGGGCTTTACAGGATCGAGGCAGTAACATGCGGGTTCGAGGCGGGCAGTTTGATCCGCAAATGGGAAATCACAGCGAACAGACGGCGGCAAGGCAAGGCGAGCCAGCTGCTGCTTAAGGCATAGGGGGCGACAACGATGGCAAAGATTCTCAGCGACCTGAGCAGCGCGAGCCTTTCAGGAATCACAGACGACCAGGGCAACAGCATCATCAGCCCAGACACAAACGGAGAGACCGCGCAGTTATTCGGAGACACAGCGACCCGCACGATCAACACGATGGTGACGAATGGGCTGTTCAGCTTGCCACCGGCAGACGGAACGGCGGCGATTAGCACAGACAACCCGCTGCCCTATTTCACATACGCGACGATCGGAACGGGCATCACGGCAAGAATCGTCGCAGACAGCGACCAGAGCACCGGCAACGTTCTGCGCTTCACCATTGCGGCGAGCACCACCGGAACGGCGACTATTTCGACCTTTATCCCACTCGACGGAACACGCGGATTCAACCAGACCAGCATGGCGCAGATGTCATGGGGCAGCGCAACGCAAAGCGCAACGGCATATGTGACCAGCAGACTCGTCGCATACAAAAATGATCAGACGACAGCGATCACAAACGGAACGACAGCAGGGGGCACGGTCGCATTCAACCAATACGGCGCGATCGATTGGTTCGAATCCGTGGGGGGATACAACCCATACCCGGAGACCGCTGCCTATATGAAAATCGAAGCTACGGTCTACACGGCGACCAGCGCTGGAACGGCGCGATCAATTGATCTGCGTTCGATTATTAATAACACCGCGCGCGCACAGGTCTGGGCGCTACCCGACCTCGACGGCACCTACGCGACACCTATGACGATTCAGAAACTAGCAGGAGCGACAACCATCGACGCCAGTGGTTCGCTCGAAATTCAAGCAATCGACGGACTTACACTCGACGCAGACCTCACGGTTACGGGAGACATTACAGGCGACGGAGTCACCAAAAATCTAAAACATGGAATCACACTTCAGCGCACCACTAACCTGACGGTCAATACTTCCACCGACGCATCAGCGACCGCGATCACTTGGTCAAGCGCAGTGAAAAATACAACGCTCTACGCTTATTGGTCGAGCGGTTCAACAATAACAATCCCACTGCAGGGCTGGTATAGCATCACCTGCCACCTCATCAGCGGAACAGGACTCGGAACAGGATTCGCTTTCCGGTTATACGCGCTCGTGAACGGAACTGTTATCGCTGAAACGGAGACACAAGCTGGTGCAAATACAACGAGCGACACTTTCAGCATTTCCACGATTGCCTATATGAACGCAGCGGACTCGCTCGTTTTCCGAGCATCAGCATCCTCTGCATCAAAAACAATCGGCGGATCGCGACGTTCTGCCTGCTCGGTCGTTTATCTTGGCAACACAACCACATAAGGAGAAACTATGACAACAGAAACTGCGCCTGACATTTGGTCGGTGAGCTGCACCACCGATGACTGCGAGCTCAAAAACATACAATTCCCAGTGACCGGGGATGAGGCGGAGTGCGGGGGCTGCGGTGAGATTTTCACGCGCCCATGAAACAGATAAACTAAGCGCAACAAATACACCGCACCCTGAAAGGGAAAGCGATGACCGCGCGCGACATCCAAGTGATCCTCGACAAACTCACCGAGCTCGAAGGCGAAGTGCGATCCATTCGCACGGACCTGGAGCGGGTGCGCGGCGCTTGGTGGTTGGCGCGCTGGGTTATTTCTCTGCTCGGGCTTGCCGGGCTCGGATCGCTGGTTGCCTGGCTGCAGACCCAGGGCAAGTAGCAGATGCGACGCACCGCGCTGCTGCTGGCGCTTTTGATTTTCGCCACATCGACGGCGACAGCAAAGGCAGGGCAACGCAACACGGTCGATCGGACAACGGACTACTTCATCGTCATCAACAGCGCCCAGGTTTTCCTTGCGACAACGGACCTCTGCGACGACAGCGACGAATTGTGGTGCAGGGACAGCGGCTACTTCACGGACTCGATGCTGTGGCTTTACAGCAGCGAAGGAACGCTGCTGGGATTGAGCGACGACGACGGAGTCAGCTACGCCTCGCGCCTTGAGCTCCAGCTCGAGCCCGGCGTTTACCGCCTGCGAGCGGGGCGCTTCTTTTGCGACAACACAGGCTGCAATCATCCCGAGGCAGACTTTCCAAGCGGCGGGCATTACACGCTGCTGACCAGCGTCGACGCGCTGCTCGACCCCGAGCCCCCGCAACTTTCACCGGCGCCGATCCCTTCCGAGCTCCCGAGCCCGAGCCCCACAGAGGAACCCACCCCGAGCGCAACACCGGAACCCACACCCACAGAGACGCCCACGCCTGACCCGAGCCCGAGCTTGACGCCCGAGCCCACACCAGAGCCCACTCCAACCGCAACAGAGGAACCCACCCCGAGCCCGAGCCCAATCGAGACGGCGACGCCCGCGCCTACGGTCGCGCCCACCCCGGAACCCACCCCCGAGCCCACGCCCACCCCGAGCGAAAGCGCAACACCGGAACCCAGCGCAACGGAGACGCCACAGGAACCCACCCCAGAGCCCACAGAGACGCCCACAGAGCCCCCAGCGCCCATCGAAAATCCAGCTCAGGCGCTGACGGCGGCGGTGGCTTTTATCGCCAACCTGGGGGCAGACTTGACCCCAGAGGAACGGGAGACCGCACGCGCTACAATCATCCCCGCAGTCGTCATCACGCAGGTCGCAGCAGCGGCAACAGCAGCAGCTGCAGCAGCGGCAAGCGGCGGATCGGCAACCGGGGGCGGGGGGCGAAAGGGAAAGCGATGAGAGACAAACTAATCGACGCGGCAATCGACGCGGCGGCGAGCGCCTGGACCTGGCTTGGCATGACCGTGGCGTGGGTCGTTTTGCCCGAGGGCGCAACCCGAGACTTCGTCGGAGCGGCAATCGCGGCATTGATCGTGGCATGGGTGATCACGGGACCACTTCGCTGGGGCAAGAATTAACCATGAGCGACGCAACGCACACCCAGGCAATCGAGACCCAGGGCTGGACACGCATCGACACCGGCGCAGACGAATGGGTCGCGCTCGTTCCGAATGACGACGCCACCGCCTACGGCGGAACGCTGTGGAAGCGCGGGAGCGACGGCTTCGATCACGCAGAGGGCTGCACAGCGGGACACCCAGTCGACGCCACGCTAGGATTCGAAGCGGCGGCACAGGCGATCGCCACACAGATCAAGGCGGAGACAAATTCATGAGCAGATACCAGGTCAAGAGCCAGCTCTACTCGGACAGCGAAGCGCAGCGCAAAGGCGCCGCACAGGTCCTCGACGATTGCGGTCCCTCGTCAATCAGCGCAGCGGTCGCATGGGCGACGCAATATGAAATCAACCCGAGCGCGGCAGACGGAGTGGCGGCAAAGGCAAAGGCGACCGGTCGAGTTGAGCAGCAGGGAAAGTCAGATAACGGGAGCAGCCTCGCAGACTTGATCAAGACCGCACGGGTTCTCGGAGCAGACGCGCGCTGGGCAAAGTCCTGGGATGACGCGGTCGCAGCAGCGAAGGCGGGGAGCGCCGTCGGCGTGTGGGTCCAGGCACCAAAGGGATATCCAAAGCATGCAAAATCCAAGTGGCACCTGCGATGGGAACGCTGGTGGTCTGCCCGCGACCCAAAGAAAATCAAGGCAGGCTACGGGCATATGTGCAGCGCGGGCTGGAACGCAGAGCACGGGTGGCAATTCGCTGACCCTACGATGGATGACCGCGACCCAGCGGAGAAATACGCCTTCAAGATCAGCGAAGCGGAGCTCAAGGCGATCGCCAGCGGCAAACCAGGCGCAATCCACACCCACCTGATTATCATCACGGCAAAGCGAAAGGCGGCGACACCAGTGACGACACCAAAGGCACCAGAGACGACAACGCCAAAGGCGACCCCACCAGCTCAGACGGCGGCGCCAAAGGCGCCCGCACCGGCGGCGCAACCCGCGCCTGCCCCGGCTCCAGCTCGAAAGGCACCAAAGGCGACCACCCAGCTGCCAGACCTGACAGCGGTCGATTGGAGCGGGGCGGCAGAGGGCGCGGCAGACGCGGCGAGAATCGCGTTCGAGGGGGCAAAGAGCGGGCGCGGATTCTGGGGCAAGCTTGGAGCAGCGGCAAGCGCAGTGGCGGCAAAGACCGCCATCGACGACGCCCTACTCGACGCGGCGCGGAGCGCCATCACGGTGGCAATCAGCGTCATGCTGGCAACCGGCGCGCCCCTTCTCGACCTGAGCACCGGCGACCTTCGAACCGTGGCAAGCGCGGCGCTGGCGGCGGCGCTGCAGACCCTAATCAAATTCATCGACCCGGACAACAAAGCATACGGCGTGACAAAGGCTCAGGGACCGCGCTAGGATGAACCCAGGTCGGGTGGCATGCGCTGCCCGACCTACCAGAGAGGAAGGGGGAAGCGATGAAACTCGCTGAAGCATTAGCGGCGGTCGGCGCCCCGCGCTTTGGAACGCGCTGCGGCGTGGCGCTTTTCATTGAGCGACTCGACAAAGCGGAACAGGCGGAGTGCACAGCAGCGCTCGGCAACCCAGACATTCCGACGACGACCCTGACAGACGCCATGAACGCGGCATACGACGGCAAGCTCAGGAAAGCGACGGTCGGGCGCCACCGAAGGGGCGACTGCAAATGCGCCTGAGCGACAAACTCGCCAAAGCGCTATCGGTTCAACAGGCGAAGGCACCGCGCAAAGCGCACCCAGACGGATGGGAGCCCGCGATCCAATGGGACGAACAGACGCGCACCGGGAGCCTGACCATTGCGGTCAACGCACCAGGTCCAGAATGGGATTCGTACCTTCGAGAATGGGGCTTCGACCCCGAGCGCTTCGAAGTGGCAGACGGAACGGTTCAATTTCGCACCTGGGACGCAAACACAGGCGAAGGCAACGTCCAGCGTTTCTACTACTACCGGGCGCAGATCAGAGCGAAGCGCGCAACAGACGACCCAGACATCAAGAGCCTCATCGACGAAATAAAGCGACGACGACCAGCGAAGGCAAAGGCAACAGGGACGACAAAGCGGAGCCTGGTCATTGCGCTCGCAGATTGGCAGATCGGGATGGAAGGAACGGCAGACGCCACCGATCGAATCCTGCAGCTCATCGATGCCATCCCACACCGCTGGAACGAACTGCGAAAGCAGGGCGTCGAACTTTCAGACATCACCCTGCTCGGGCTTGGCGATTTGGTCGAAGGATGCTCCGGCGATTGGTATGCGGCGCAGACGTTCCAGGCAGAGCTCAACAACAGAGAGCAGCGCACCCTCGCGCGCAGACTGCTCGTGAAAATCATCGAAGCGGCAATCGCAACAGCGCCACAGGTTCGAGTCGCAGTCATCGGTGGCAACCACGGCGAAGCGCGCAGAGACGGAAAGGCATACACGGACACCAGCGACAACGCAGACGTCGAAGTGGCGGAACAGGCGGCGGAGATTTTCGCGCGCAACTCCGAATACGACGACCGCGTGCGCTTCACCATTCCAAGAGACGAACTCGCGCTGACGATTGACCTGCACGGAACGATCATCGGAATCACACACGGGCACCTCGCAAAGCGCGGAACAAATGCAAGCGCCAAAGTTGAACAGTGGTGGAAGGGACAGGCGATGGGAATGCGACCGGTCGCAGACGCAACGCTTTTGATCACAGGTCACTACCACCACCTGAGCATTACGCAACACGGACCGCGCACACACATCCAAGCGCCAGCGATGTGTGGACCTTCAGCTTGGTACGGCGACATAACAGGAACCGGAGACAGCGGCGCAGGAACGCTGAGCTTCACCGTCGACGAAAGCGGCTGGGACAACCTCAAGATTCTCGCGCGCGCTTCAATGCGCTAGGATTGACGCCCGGCGGGAATCCTACCCGGCGGGCATGGCGCCTCTGCTCCCCCGCTTCCTCCCGGGGTCGACGCAGGGGCGCCACCTTTTCACCCAGGCACCCCCCAAATTGAGCACGAAATAGGGGGGTTGACGGACTAGCACACACACCCCATAGTTAGGTCACCAGGGCAAGGAACCTGGGCAAGAGGAAAGAGGGGAAAGACACATGGCAAACTTCAAGCGACAGCAGAGCCTCGCAAAGTACAACACACCGGAGCTGCACAAATTCGGCAAGGACATGCTCGGCGGAGACGGACTCAAGGCACGCTGCAAGTGCGGAAAGATCGTGACCGCCAGCTACTCCGGGCTGCACGGTTACCTCAAGGATGCGCACCTCAGCAGCGGCAAGTAAGAGCAGCAGAGAAAGAGAGGAACGAACATGAGGAACGCAAAGGCAACAGACTGCCAGAGCAACGTCAGCGGAACGATTCACCGCTGCGAAGGGAAGGCGACGAAGCACATCGTCGAACCGGGATCACTTCGAATGCGCCACTTTTGCGCACCGCACATGGTGCGCTACCTGCAGACGGTCCAGACGACAGCAGAGTGGACAGCGAACCGCGCAGCAGCGGCAACGAAGTAAGCGGCAGAGAGAAAGAGAGGAACGAACATGAAAGGGCAGACACGAAAGGCGCAGCGCGCAACCATCGACTCGATGCTGGAACTTTTCACACGGGTCGAAAGCATCAACGCCAGGGAGCAGAGCAAACTTCAAGCGACGCAACGGGCAGATGCAAAACGGATCGCAGACGCGGAACCGGCAAGGCTCGCAGCAGAGCTCGAACTGAGCGAAGCGGCGAAGGCAGAAATGATCGCCCGAGCGATGACGATCGGAGTGCTCAAGGATCGACAACGATGACAGCGATCCACACCGGCACCCAGGACTGCAAAGCATGCGACCCGCTGCGACCGCAGCTCGCTGAGCTCGGGCTTCCAACCTGCATGGGATGGCAACGAGTCACCGGCGACAGCGACGGAGACGACGCACCAGGTGGCTGCGCAGATTGCGGCGCGGCGATAACATCAAACGGAAAGCGGGGCAGACCAGCGAAGCGCTGCGACGCCTGCCGCGCAAAGTAAGGGGGAACACATGGAACGCCTGCAGACAGCGGAATCGGTGGCAATCGGACACCCGGACAAACTCTGCGACCAGATCAGCGACGCGGTGCTCGACGCCCACCTCGAGGTCGACCCGTTCGCTCGGGTCGCTTGCGAGACGGCGACCAGCGGCAACCAGGTGTGGATTTTCGGGGAAGTGAGCAGCGACGCAGACCCAGACGTCGAGGCGATCGCACGCGGCGTGCTTCGAGACGCGGGATACCGCATCGAAGCGGACGGCATCGACCCAGACAACTGCCAGGTCAGCGTCACCCTTCGACGACAGAGCCCGGACATTGCCAAAGGGGTCGACAACGAAGGCGCGGGGGACCAGGGAATCATCTACGGCTACGCCACGGACGAAAGCGGGGCGACGAACCTGCCGCGCCCGCTCGTTTATGCGCACGAGCTCGTGATGGCGCTGAGGGATTGGCGCACGTTCGACTTCCCCGAGCTTCGACCGGACGGCAAGGCACAGGTGACGATGCGCTACAGCGACACCGGGCGCACCAAAGGGATCACCGGGCTCGTGCTTTCAGCGCAACACACCAGCGAATCAAACGCCCGAGCGGTCCAAGCGGAACTGCGACGGCGAGCGTTTGAATTCATCGAGCTGCGGGGACAAAGCGCAGAGGGGGTCGACATTTACGTGAACCCCACGGGCGCCTTCAGCATCGGGGGACCAGCGGCAGACGCGGGGCTGACCGGGCGCAAACTCGCGGTCGATTCCTACGGCGGCATTGCCAGGCATGGCGGGGGCGCCTACAGCGGCAAGGATGGAACCAAAGTGGACCGCTCGGCGGCATACGCGGCGCGGCAGGCGGCAAAGACCATCGTGGCGGCAGGCTTGGCAAGGCGCGCGGAAGTGGCGCTGGCTTACGCCATCGGCGTGCGGCAACCGGTCATGATCACCGTTGACACCTTCGGAACCGGAACGCGCCCCGAGCAGGCGATCGCCACAGCGGTGGCGGCGACGTTCGACTTCACGCCCAAAGCGATGATCGAGCGCCTCGACCTGCGGAGCCCCCGATTCCGGCGCACGGCGGCGTTCGGGCATTTCACAGACCAGACGCAACCCTGGGAGCAGACGGACCAGGCGGCGCAGCTCAGGGAAGCGACGGGACACGCCTGAGCACGGAGCGCCCGCAGGGGCACAAATGCGCCCCCGTGTGGCTTCGGAGCAGCGTTCTGGGGCACAGACCGGGGCAAAGGCGGAAAGGCGCCCCTACGGGGCTCCCACGGGGGCATTTTGGAGCAGGCAACCGTTAAGGATTCATAACCCAGGAAACGCGCAGCAAAGGCGCCGGGGGGCTTGACGGACTAGCACGCACCCCCCATAGTCACAGCAGAGGGGCAAGGAACCCCTCGCAACCGGGGCAAGGAACCTGGGGCAAGAGGAAAGGCAGGAACACAAATGACGAAGGCAAATCAGTTTTACTGGGATGGCGTAGACCATGAGGATTTACATTGCGTATGCGGCACACCGCATCCAGAGGTTACCTCTGAATTGGTCCGAACCTGCACCCAATGCGGCGCGATTGCCGACCTCATCAATGATGAGCACTGGGTTGTCCGGCAGGCGACAACGAAGTAAGCGGCAGAGAGAAAGAGAGGAACGCAGATGACGAACACAGAGACCGCAACATGCTGCCACTGCGCAGCAGGGGCGGAGCACCAGGTCACGGACCCGGTGAACTTGGACCTTCGGGACTTTTGCCCGACCCACCTCAACGCCTGGCTCGAGCAGCTCGACGTTCGATGGGAACGGATGCGTAAAGGGTCAAGCGGAACAGCGGAGCGCCGGGAGCGCTTCGAGCAGGCGCGCGCACAGGCGATCGCAGAAAGGGCGGCACGATGAAGCGCAACCTGACCTGGAAGGAACAGAGCACGCTCCGCCGGGCGGAGCAGCAGCAGCGCGATATCGCGTGGCTGGGGAAATGGGCGCTGGCAGGATTGCTGCCAGCGATGTGGATCGTCGAGAGCCTATGGGGGGGAAAGTAAATGAAGCGAAGGAAGCGGAGCACCAAACTCAACACCGCAACGATGCCGGTGACGATCGGAACCGTTCGACCTAAAACGCGCTACCAGCTCGACACCGAACGAGAGGCGCGCCACACCCGAGCGAAGCTGCAGATCGCGCTGCTGCTTCTTTTCATGGCGGCATTGGTCGCAGCTCGAGCGATGGAACTGCGCCCATGACTGCCTACGAGACAACGCCCTACGGGGTGCGAGACACCGGCAAAGGCTGGGCGGTCGACCAGGTCTGGTGGGGAAAGGAAGGGCGCGCCATCGGCGGGACTTTTCCAACAGAGGCAGAGGCACGCAACCATGCCATCCATCTGGCACGGATGAACGGCACACTTCGAACCATTCGAGTCGGGCGCGCAGGCGCCAGAAAGGGGGAACATTCATGAGCGGGATCAGTAAAGCAATCGACCCCAAGCGCGTGGGAATTTCCAAGAGCGCAATCGTCGCGTCGACGCTTTGCGCGCGGAAGGGTTGGTACGGGGAGCACATCCGCACCAGCGACGGCGCACGGGTTCCAATCCCGATGCCGGAACGGGTGCTATTTGGCACAGCGGCAGACGAAGCGACCAGCTACCTCATGTACGCGGTGAGGGAAGGGGAGCACCTCGACGACGAACTCGTCGAGCTCGCAATCGAGGAAGGGCTCGGCGCAATGGCGAGCAGACCAGGCGCAGAGGAACTCGACCCGATCGCGCTCGGTGAGGAATTGGCAATCGCAACGCACGCATTCGCAGACGACATCATGCCGCTGCTCGACTTGCGCAAAGGGGCAACGTTCCTGCAAGGCATCGACGGAGAGAGCCTGCGAGACGGCGAGTGGATCGGAACACCGGACATCATCGTCGTCGATGACGAATACCCGGCGATCTGGGATATCAAAACGAGCCCGCGCTCCAAGAGCGCGCGCGATTTGTGGGGACCAGAAATGGCGCACTACGCGGCGCTTTATCAATCGCTCTACGGTCGACTTCCGAAAGTCGGATACATCACATGGGTGCGCACAAAGGAACGCAAATGGCAAACGATCTCAACGCAGGCGCAAGAGGAACACCTGGAACTTGCCGCGCAACACAGAGCTGCAGCGAAGGCAACGCTGCAAGCGCTGAGCCCGGCGAGCCTTCCATTTGCTCCAGCGATGTGCGGCAGCTGCGAGTGGAAGGCGGCACGCCCAGAATATAAATTCTCCGGCTGCGTAGTCGGACAATCAATCACAGCGCTCGATACCCGAGCGACGGAAGGGGAACAGACAAATGGCTAACTTCGACCTGGGGAATTACATCGACGTCGCAGAGCGCCTGCGAGAGCTTTACGCGAAGCATCCAAACGCCCGAGTGATCACAGAAATCATCGAGTACACGGAAGCGCGCGTGACGGTTCGGGCGAGCGTTTATCGAGACGCCACAGACGCGGAACCGGCGGGCGTCGATTTCAGCTCGCTGGCAATTCCAGGGACGACCCCGTACACGCGGGGCTCCGAGCTCGAGAATGCATCGACCTCGGCAACCGGGCGAGCGATCGTGCTCGCGGGCTTGCCATCAAAGCGGGTCGCTTCGGCAGACGAAGTGCGCGCACACCGCGTAGAGGGGGCAGACGACGCGCGCCTGGCATCGGAAGCGGCGCGCATTTTCTCCGAGCCTCAGCGGGCGCCACAGGCGGCACCAGCGGCACCCCAGGCGGAAGGCGAGCTGGGCGATTGCCCAGAGCACCGAAAGCCTTTCCGGGTCGGCAAGTTTGGACCGCACTGCGCCTCCAAGCTGCCAGACGGCGGATGGTGCAAGCGAAAGCCAGCGCTGGCGAGGGTGGGCGTTCCAGCGCCGGCGCCCGCACAGGCGAGCGACGACGAGCTCGAGCGCTTGCCTTTCTAGCACAGGGGCGGCATAGTCCAACTCGACCCGGCGAAGGAACCGGGCAGAGACAGAGAGGGGGAAACACATGGGCAGACGGAAACCCTGGCTGCGGCTCGACGCAGACGCAGACACACACCCGAGGGTGGCGGTTTACCTCGACGGGCTCGAAGGCGAGAAAGCGGATGCCGCCTTCGGCGCGTGGGTTCGAACCTTGCTCGCCTTGAAGCGCACAGGGGAGCAGGAATTCCGCACGGAGCACCAGCTCAAGCTTGCGCTGGGCGCAGGCTACAAATGGCTGAAGCGGATGCGCGAAGCGGGGCTCGTCGACGGCTTGACGATCCGGGACTGGAGCGACTACCAGCGACCAGACCCCGAGTCGGCAAAGCGCGCAAAGCATTGGAGAGACCGAACGCGCGCAACAGCGCACGCAAACGCGGAACGAACACATCTAAACGCACCGGACAGTGACAGAGACAGAGACGGAGACATTACCCCCGTAACCCCCAATCGCGGATCGGAGACGGTGGGGCATGTGCTGGCACGATTGGCGGCGAAGCGATGAGCGGCGCAGCTCAATACGCGGCGGCGGGCATTTGCGTGCTTGCCAGGCGACTAGGCGGGACAACGAGTCGACACCCGCAACCGTGCCGCCTTTGCCTCTTGCCAGCGGAGCAGCTGCTCGAACGGCTGGGCAAGTACGCGGCAGACCCAAAGGGAGCAGCGACGATCGCTGCCTTCGAGAAAATCTCAGAGGGCACCCAGGCAATCCTGGTCGACGAAGCGCTCGGCTACTCGATGCCGGGGGAAGGGATGGAAGCATGAGAAAGAGAGACGGAACGGCAACGCAGAGAGAGACCGTGCTCGCCATTTTGCGAGAGCGGGGAGACGACGGCGTGAGCGCCATCGAGCTAGATCGCAGGTTCGGGATTTACCGCGCAGGCGCCCGAGTGTTTGACCTGCGGCGAGAGGGATACCTCATCCACACAAAGACGGAACACGGAAAGACCGCGCACTACACGCTGCTGGCGAGCCCGGTCGGTGCGACACCGATCCCCATCTTGACCGGCGCAGAGCAGGCGCACCTATGGGCGGAAAGGGGAGACGAATGAGGCACGCGTCGTTTTTCAGCGGCGTCGGCGGTCTTGATCTCGGCTTCGAACGCTCAGGCATTACCACAGTCAGCGTCAGCGAAATTGATCCATACGCCAGCAGCGTGCTGGCTGAGCGATTCCCAGACGCTCCGAATCTGGGGGACATAACAAAGGTGAACGCAGATGACATCCCAGAAGCAGACATCTGGAGCGGGGGGTTCCCGTGCCAAGACCTCAGCGTCGCAGGCAAGCGAGCAGGATTCGCAGGAAAACGTTCCAGCCTTGCCTTCACATTCCTCGACCTTGTGGAGCGACGACGACCTCGGTGGATCGTGTTGGAGAACGTCCCGGGGCTTTTCAGCTCCAACAACGGCGCTGACTTCGGAAGGCTTCTCCATGAAATGGAGCAACTCGGGTATGGCGTTTCGTGGAGAACTTTGGATGCTCGCTACTTCGGAGTCCCCCAAAGACGGCGTCGAGTCTTCATTATCGGAAGTCTTGAATCCGACCGCTCCGCCGAGGTTCTCCTTGAGTGCAACGGCTGCGAGCGGCATCCTGCGCCGAGCCAACCGCAGGGGAAAGAAACTACCCGCGAGCTTGGAAAAGGCGCTCACGTCGCTGGCGCAATCGCAGGAAGATTTGGCAAACGAGTCAACAGCACCGCCGACGAGCCGCTCAACATCATTGCGTCGCCTGACCCCGACGGAGTGCGAACGGCTGATGGGATATCCAGACGGATGGACAATCAGCAGCACATGGCAACGGCGACATCGTACGGGCAATACCAGATGACCAATGTCGCGGGAACGCTCAGAGCGAATGGCGGTGATGCCGGTGGCGGTTCAGAAAATATCCTCTCGTTCCCGTCGAGATTCGGGAGCAACGCCAACGTTACTGAGAATCAAGCGCAGTCAATGGCGCACAGCGCAGGGGCTCCCGCAGTATTGCGGAAACTTGAATCAGCGCACACAGCGGATGACGACGACGCACTGCTGCCTCAAGGGATTGATTCGCACCGATACCGCTGCTGCGGGAACGGCGTAGTCACTCCTGTAGCGGAATGGATCGGCAGGAGAATTGTCAAAACAGACAAACAATGGAATGAAAGGAGTGGCACATGACAACGCGCCCAAAGGGAATCACAGACGACACGATCATCGCCACAGTGAAGGCGCTGACCAAAGAGCAGGGGGGCGCGAGCTACCGCACGCTCGCCAAAGCACTGGGATACCAGAGCGCCACAGCGGTGCGATACCGCATCGTTCGATTAGCAGCAGAGGGACGGGTTCAGAGGGAGCCTGGAACAGCAGGAAGGGTGACAGCATGACGACCTGGGCATTGCCAAAGCGGATCGCGCTGGGCGGGTTGATGGGAAGCGGAAAGACGACAACGGCGGGGCTGCTGGCAGAGCAGGGATATACGCCCCTCGCCTTCGCAGACGAAATCCGGCGCTGGCTTGAGCCCGCACACGGGACCATCGAGAAAGGCACCTTCTACCCGATTACGGACGCCAAAGGGGAACCAGGCTTCATGACAGGGCGTGAGCTGCTGCAGCGCTACGGCGCAGCGGCACGGGCGATTGATCTCGACATCATCATCCGGGCGATGAGGGGAACGCTTGACGACCTCGACCGGCGCAACCCAGACGCCCGCCTGGTCATCCATGACCTGCGCACACCGCGCGAAGCGGAGATGCTGAAAGTCGCAGGCTTCGAAGTGGTCGTGCTTCAGGCACCAGAGGGGACACGCAAAGAGCGCACCGGCAATGCCTGGAACGATCGCTACGACCTAACGGAGACACCGCTCGTCGGCTACCCTTCGGTTCGAACAGACGCCCGCACACCAGTGCAGGTGCTCGACGACATCGCAGCGGTGCTGAAGGGGAACGCATGGCAGGGGTGAAGGCAAAGAAAGCGGCGGCAGGGACGCGAAAGGAACCGCGCTGGAGCACCCCAGGGTGCGCCCGCTGCGGCAAGGAAATCGCCAAGCTCACAGACGCGTGGCGGGTCCAGGCGCTCGCCTTCACCAGGGAGCGCGCAGCTCGAAGGCTGGAGTGGCAACACCGCGCCTGCTTCGGAAAGGCATAGGATGGGAGCCATGAACGAGCGCCGCTGTCTTGGCTGCGATGAGGAATGGTTTGCCGATGAGGAATTCTACGACGGCAACGCGCTGGTATGTCGAGCCTGCGTCACTGAGGGCGTCGCAATGCAACGCCCAAAGGCGGTCAAGAAGCGTGGCTATCGAACGCCAGAGGCAGAGCGCCAATACCAGCGAGAGAAGTACGCTCGCCACCGTGACCGCTACCTAGCCGGCATGCGTCGCTGGTATGCGGCTAACCGCGTTGAGCTCAACGCTAAGCGCCGCGCGCAATACGCGGCAAAGGGGGCGTAAATGGGAGCCATGAAAGAGCGCGCCATCGACGAAGCGAATCGCATCCGGGGGAAGCGCAACCGCAACAGGGGGAACGCCATCGAAAGGGAAATCTGCAAGGCGCTGGGCATTACCCGAGTCGGTATGTTCGGCGGCAAGGCAGACGGCGGCAGGCATGACGAATGGATCGCGGTCCAGGTCAAGAGCGGCGGCGCTTTCAGTGAGAAAGTCTGGGGCTTGATCACCAGCGTGCCCTACCGGGGAGACCAGCTGCGAGGCTTGGTCGTCGCAGACGCACCGGGACCAGGCACGCGAAGGCGCGCCTACATCGCCATCCCGCTCGACGAATTCATCGACTGGCACGGGACCGCAACACGGGGCGACGATGAGCAGACGGGCTGAGCAGCTGCACGCCATCACGACCACAGGGCTGGCGCTGGCATTGATCGTCACCCTGCTGGGCAGACCCCAGCAGGCGCCACCCGCACCAGCGCCCACCGCAACGCCCACACCAGTGCAGGCGACGCCCACGGCAGACCCCACCGCACCCAGCTGGGAGCTCAGCGGCATCGCCACGTGGTACGACGCCACACGCAACCATGCATGGTTCACCCAGGCACCCAGACCGGGCGCGGCAAAGCGCCACCAGGATGGCGCACCCTACGCCTTCTACGCGGCGGCGAGCCCGGCGCTTCGAGCGCTGGCGCCGTTCAAGTGGGGCGGGGAACCCTACGCGGTCAGGATCACGAACACGCGCAACGGGCGCAGCATCATCGCCTGGGTCGTCGATGAGTGCGGCTGCAACGGCAGAAAGGCAGACCCGAGCGACAACCCAGTGGTCGACCTTTCGCCCGCTGCCTTCACCGCGCTGGGCGTTCCGCTGGGGCGCGGCATCCAAGCGGTGACCATAACGCCCGCTCCCTGACCGGTGCTAGGATCGCAGACCAAAGGAAAGGGGGAACAGATGCGCCTGAGACAGAGCACCAAAGTAGCTGCGCAGGAATGGATCGACGACGCAAAGCGCCGCATCGGGCTGGGCGATTGGCAGATCACCGTGGCAGACGACGCGGCAAGCGACGACGCCTGGGCAGACATCGAGCCCCACAGCATCGACCCCAAAGCGGTGATCAGGATCGGCGCCGGCTTCGAAGGCAAGGCACCAGAGGAACAGGTGCTCATCTTGACCCACGAACTCGCGCACCTATTCCTGCAACCGCTCGACCAATACGCCTCGCACCTCGAGACGCAACACGGGAGCATTTGGTGGAACGCTTGGTACCCCGGCTACGACGACCAGCTCGAAGCGGCAACGGAGCGGATCGCTAAGGCGCTGGCGCCCCGGATGCCAGACTTCAAGCTCAGCGCAACGCCCGCCAGGATTGAACGCAGATGAAGCGCCCATGCCTGACCTGCGGCGCACCGGCAGAGGGAGCGCGCTGCCTACGCCACACCGTGCCCCGTGCACCGCGCCCAGGGCGCCCATACGCCACGCACGCGTGGCAGAAAGCATCGAAGGCACAAAGAGAGGCGGTGCCATTTTGCGAGCGCTGCGGGACCGCGTGGGACCTTACGGCAGACCACGTCGTGCCGCTGGCAAGAGGGGGCGCCGCGCTCCCGGAGCCCGGCGGTCTGGTAACTTTATGCAGGCGATGCAACAGCGCAAAGAGAGACAGATAGGGGGATAGGGGTCGAAACTAAACGAGCACGGACTCCTGACCCAGCACCGAGTCCCATACGCGCGCGGCGCAGTTTCGCAGTTTTGGAGCAGGCAACAAAAGTGAAGGGGGAGACAACGATGGCGAAAATTGAATGGCGCAACAGGATCGTCGAGACGGGCACAGCAGACCCGGCTGAGCTGCTGCCGCACCCGGAGAATTGGAGAGAGCACCCCACAGCGCAACAGAGGAAAATGGGCGGAGCGCTCGACGAACTCGGCTGGGTCGCGCCTGTTTTAGTCAACCGCACCAGCGGCAGAATCATCGACGGACACATGCGAGCGGCGCTGGCAATTCAACGCGGAGAGACCAGCGTGCCGGTTGCCTGGGTTGAGCTCAGCGACGCAGAGGAACGGCTGGCGCTCGCAACCATCGACCCGCTGGGCGACCTTGCCAGGCAAGGCGACGAAGCGCTGCGCGGATTGCTTGGCGGCATAACGGTCCGAGACGCAGACCTCGCAGAAATGCTGGCGGCGCTGGCGGTCGACGCGGGCGGGGATCAAGAGAGCAGCGACAGCACACGCGAAGCGCCCACAGCAGCAGAGCGGGTCGCGGCGCTTCAAAAAAAGTGGGACACCAGACCGGGCGACGTTTGGACAATCGGTCGCCACCGGATCGGCTGCCTTGACGCCACGGACCCCAAAGCGATCGAGCGCTTGATGGGCGGCAGAAAGGCGCGCCTCGTTTTCACAGACCCACCCTACGGGGTCGCGTACCAGGGCGAAGGGCATGACGCCATTCGAGCAGACGCGCTGACCGGCGACGCGCTCGTCGATTTCCTACTTGCCAGCTTGCGCAACGCAGTGCAGGCAACCGCAGACGACAGCGCCTGGTATATTTGGCACGCCACGGCGAGCAGAGACGAATTCACAATCGCCATGAAAAAGGCGGGGCTGCACGAAAAGCAATACCTCATCTGGGCGAAACCTCAACCCACGCTGGGACACAGCGACTACCAGCAGGCGCATGAACCGTGCTTCTACGCGGCAAAGGCGGGGCACCAGCCTCGCTGGTTCGGAGCCCGAGACAAACAGACCGTCTGGGTCATCGCTCAGGCAGACGACAACCGCGCAGCAGCGGCGCTGACGAACGGCATTCTCGTGAGCAGCGGCGAGCGCCGGCTTTACATTTCGACGACCGCACCAAAGGGCAAAAAACTGCGCACGTTCAGAATCGAGGAAGGGGAGAAGCTCGAACTTTATGAACCGGGCAGAGAGAGCGATATCTGGTACCTCGCGCGCGACGCGGCGCACCCATTCCACCCCACGCAGAAACCCGTGGAGCTGGCATCACGGGCGCTGCGCAACTCAAGCGAACCGGGCGACATCGTGCTCGACCTTTTCCTGGGGAGCGGGAGCACAGCGGTGGCAGCAGAGCGCGGCGGGCGCATTTGCTACGGCACAGATTACAACCCAGGATACGTGGCAGTGGCGCTGGAACGCCTCGCAGATGAGGGGCTTACGGCAACCGTCGAAAGGGCATAAATGGGACAACGGGGACCGCAACCGGAGCCTACACGCCTCAAGCTCATCAAAGGCGAGACGCGCCCGAGCAGAGTGAACTATGCGGAGCCCATCCCCGCGCGCGCTACCATTGAGCCACCAGAGGACCTCGATGACGAAAGTAGAGCAGCATGGGAACAGGTCATGGGGGCGATCGGGCACACCGGAATCATCACAGCAGCAGACACAGAAATGCTGCGCCTTTACGTCGAGGCAGTGACGCGCTACCGGATGGCGGAACGCGCGCTGCGAAAGAGTGGACCATTGCTGCCGGGAAGGAACGGCGATCTCGTAAAGAATCCGCTGCACCAGGTCGTCAGAGACAACGCGGTGCTTATGCAGAAACTCGCACGGGAGCTCGGGCTCACCCCGAGCGCACGAACAGGGATGAGGGGGAACGATGACGACACAAATCGAAGCGCCCAGGACAAACTCGACTCGCTCCTCGCAGCGGCGCGCAAAGCGCGCTAAGCGGGAGACACAGGGCGGGCTGGTCGCAGATTTCATCGAGACGTTCTGCCGGCTGACAAAGGGAGACCAGGCGGGGCAGCTCATCAAGCTGCGACCGTGGCAGCGCGAAATCCTGAATGACATATTCGAACTGCGCGCAGACGGAAAGCGCAAACACAGGCGCGGACTTTTAGGGATGCCACGAAAGCAGGGCAAATCGCTGCTCGCAGCAGGCATCGCGCTATACGGCTTGGTCGTTGACGAAGTGGGCGCCGACGTTTTCGTAGTCGCTGGGGACCGGGCACAGGCTCGAATTATTTTCCGAGAGTGCGCGCGTATGGTTGAGCTCGACCCAGTGCTGAGCCAGCGCCTGCGAGTCACCCGGGACTTGATCGAAGCGCCCGCCACCGGTTCCATTTTGCGAGTGCTCAGCGCAGACGCATCGCGCGCTGAAGGCTTGAACCCGTCAATGGTTTTATTCGACGAAGTGCACGTGCAACCAGACGACCGCCTATGGAGCACGATGAACCTGGGAAGCGGAACACGATCGCAACCGCTCGTGCTCGGGATCACCACAGCAGGCGCGCGCTTCGACGGGCGCGGGCAGGATTCGCTCTGCTACCGGCTATGGCAATACGGCAAGCGGGTGGAGAAAGGCGAGGTCGACGATTCGACCTTCTACTTCCGTTGGTTCAGCGCACCAGACGACGCAGACTACCGCGACCCTAAAACGTGGGCGCTTGCCAACCCAGCGCTCGGGGACTTCCTTTCACTCGACGACATGGAGAGCGCGGTCAAATCGCTGCCAGAGGCAGAGGTCCGCACCCGGCGCCTCAACCAATGGGTGACGACCCACACCGCGTGGCTGCCAAATGGCGCCTGGGAGAAATTGAACACAGAGCGGCAGCTGCAAGAGGGGGAGCAGGTCGTGCTCGCGTTCGACGGTGCCTTCACGCAGGACTGCAGCGCCATTGTTGCCGCCACACTCGACGGGCACATCGAGCTGCTAAAAATCTGGGAGCGCCCGCTCGACGACCCGCACTACCAGGTGCCGATTGACGAAGTGGAAGCATCGATGCGCGAACTTTGCGCCACGTACCAGGTCATCGAAATCGCAGCTGACCCGTTCCGATGGGCGCGCACGCTGCAGGCGTGGGAAGCGGAAGGGTTGCCCGTGGTCGTTTACCCGCAGAGCCCGAGCAGGCTCGTGCCGGCTTGCGCCTCCTTCCTGGAAGCGGTCACCAGTGGCACAATTACCCACACGGGGGACGCAACGATGGCGAGACACCTGGCAAACTGCACGGTGAAAGTGGACCGGCTCGGACCCAGGATCGTCAAAGAGCACAAAGGGAGCCCGCGAAAAATCGATGCGGCAGTATGCGCGGTGATGGCATACGATAGGGCGCGCTACTATGCAACAGCGGGAACCAAAGCGGAAGCGACAGTGGAGTGGATATGACAGAGACAACTTCAACGGTGCTCGAGCTCGCGGGGCTGGCGCTTATTTTGTGGGCAATCGCAACGCTGAGCCCGGCGCTCGCTGCGGCGACGCTTGGCGCGCTTTTGATCGCCACCGGGTATCAGGGGAGCAAAACTAAGCGATGAGCATCCTGCGCAGAATCGTCGGAGAGACGGAGACACGCGCCCTAAATCGAATCGGTGGCTTCCTGCCGTTTGACCGGGTGCCAGCTTCGAACAGCGAGACGGACGTTCAAGCGGCGATGAACCTCACTGCCTACAACGCAGGAATCCGGCTGCTGGCAGACACGGTCTCGACGCTTCCGATCGATTCGTATATTCGCAGGGACGGAGTGCGCTACCCGTTCCGACCGAAACCAATCTGGCTGACGACACCAGACCCGCGCAACGAAACGCAGACAATCCAATCCCTGCTGAGCCAGGCGATCGTGAGCCTCTACACGAACGGAAACGCATTCATCGCCACGCTGCGCGATTCAAGCGGCGAAGTGCAAGAGCTGAGAATCCTCAACCCAGAGCGAGTGCACGTGCAAAGAGACGCAGACGGCGCACCGATTTATACGGTCACCAATGGAACAGACAGCATCGTCGCGGGCGCAGACGAAATCAAACACATCCCACTGCTTCGACTTCCAGGCGAGGAACGGGGCATCGACCTCTTGCGCGCAAACGCCCAAGCGATCCGCACCGGGCTCGCCATTGAGGACTTCGCAAATGCCTACTTCGTCAACGGCTCCAACCCAAGCGGCGTCGTTAAAATTCCAGCGGAGCAGAAGCGCGAAGTGACCGAAGCGCTCCGAGACCAGCTGCGACACGCGCAGACTGGGAGCAAGCGCTGGAGCATGCTGCTGCTAACAGGCGGCGCAGACTTCCAGGAATTCCGTGGCGTCGACCCAGAGCAGACGCAGCTGCTGGCTTCGCGCACCTTCACCGTGCTGCAGATTTGCCGCCTCTTGCGAATCCCACCATCGATGCTTTCAGTCACGGACCCGGGCGCAATGAGCTACGCGTCAGTCGAGCAGCAGACCCTCGCCTTCGTTCGAGACACCGTGCGCCCACTGGCATCGCTTATCGAAAGCGCGCTGGGAACTTTGATCACGAACCCGGATGCCTTCGTTCGATTCGGACTCGAGGGATTGCTTCGAGGGGCAAGCGCAGACCGCGCATCGTTCTACACCCAGCTGCTGCAGCAGGGGATCATCAGCACAAATGAAGCGAGGGCGCTCGAGGACCTGCGCCCGATTGAAGGCGGAGACAACTACCGCATGCCACTCAACGAAGCGCCATCGATGGCAGTAG